CGACGGCATCAAGCTGGCCGAGGTAAAGAACAACGATTGGGCCGCAGTGGACCGGCTGCTGGACATGTGCTGCGAGCCGCGGATCGAGGACAAGGACGCGCTGACCCCGGGCGAGTGCCTGACGCTGTTCGCGCGCATGATGGACAAGACCTTCCTGCCGGAGGCGGACGCAAAAAACTCCGGCTCGCCGCCATCCTGAGCCGTCATGGCCGGCTGCACGACTGCGGCGCGTGCGAGAAGGCCGGCCACCAGGCGCGGCGCGGGTGCCCGCGCATCGAGGGGGCTGACAGGCCGCCTCCGCTGGAGATCGACGGGACGCGCTACGCGGGATGCCCTGTGGCCTCAGTGAACAGGCGGTTGGTCAGGGAGGCGTTTGCAATGTTTCGGCACTACCGCCAAGGGTTTTTGCCAGGGGCGGGCGGGATCCTCGACCAGCGGGAGAGGCACCTGGAGATGATCGAGACGCTGGATGCGGTGCTGGCCGAGATCGAGGCGGAAGACGCCGAGAAGCAAAAGCGGAAGGCTAAGTGATGAACAACAAGTACTCCATCGTGGTCGAGGCGGCGACCAAACAGGCCGAGCGCGAGTTGAAGGAGCTGGGGGAAAAAGCGTCCAACTCCTTCGATAAGGCGCGAGTAAACGCAGTAAAATTCGAGGTGGGCGCCACCAAAGCCTTCCGCAACGTCACCGCCACTGCTGCCAAAATGACCGCGGCCTTTGCCGCCCTGGCTGCCGGCGGCATGTTGGCGCGCTCCCTGGTTCAAACCGCCGACTCCTACACCCTGCTGGACAACAAGCTGAAGCTGGTCACAGAGACCACGTTCGATCTTGCGGCGGTCCAGCAGCAGCTATACGAGCAGGCCCTCAGAAGCAACAGTAGCTACGGGGCGTCGGTTGACCTGTATGCACGGTTCGCGCGGGCTACGCAGCGTTTGGGCACATCTCAAGCCGAGTTGGTGCGGATCACCGAGACCGTCAACAAGGCGTTCATCATTTCCGGGGCGACACAAGAGGAGGCCGGTAACGCGATTGTCCAGTTAAGTCAAGGCATGGCTTCCGGGGCACTGCGAGGCGAAGAATTCAACTCGATCATGGAGCAGGGCAGCCGTGTGGCGCAAATGCTGGCCGATTACCTTGAAACCGACGTGGGCGGCCTCCGGAAACTCGCCGGCGAAGGGAAAATCACCAGTGAAATCATTGTCAACGCCTTCGCGGCTTCGGCCCGGGCCATCGATGACGAGTTTTCCCGGATGCAGACCACCATCGGCCAGGCTATGACCAAGCTGCGAACGGTCTTTGGCGCGCTGGTTTCCGATACCAACACCGCCGCGGGGAGCACCAATAAAATCGCCCAGGGTGTCGAGAATATCGCCACGACCATTGACCAAAACCGAGACGGCATCATCGAGCTTTTTTCGACGATGCTATCATTGGCCAATGGCGTAGTAGGTGCCATGGCGAATATCGGCCAATCCTTTGCAGGCTGGGCCGCGGTAAAGCGGGGTGACCTCAGCCTACTGGATTTTGCCCGAATGGGGCCAGAGGAGTTGTCCGCCTGGCTGGCGGAACGAGACACGCCCCAAAAAAGCATACAGGCACGTATTGATCAGTTTGAAGGCCGGCTGGCGAGGGCCAAGGCCAAGAAGGCGAGTGTGGTGTTGCCCACATATCGCCACGCGTTTGACACGGATATTCGGCAGTTGGAGGACGAGTTAACCCTGCTTTATGCCGCGCGGGCAAATGCCGCCGGATCGTCCGCTGCCACCGTGTTGGCCGGCAGGCCGGCATATCCGCCCCCCGGTGGTGGTTCTGGTGGTAGCGGCAGTGGTGGCACTGGCGGTCGCAAGACAACCCCACCCGGGGCTGTTACCACAGGTGATATTGCGGACTTTTGGCGTTACCAACTCTCTGACCGATATTCCGTGCAAAGTCGCGCGCTGGACTACGAGATAGGGGCCACCAGCGAGCTCACGGCCAAGGCCGTCGCCGCCGGCCAGGCCACCCCGAAGGATTTCTGGCAGATCCAGGCCGAGGAGCGCTGGGAAGTGCACAGTCGTGGCCTGGACGCCATGATCCAGGCCGAGGAGGCCGCCGGGAATCACATGCAGGAGCTGAGCCAGCGCACCGCTGAGGCGATGGAGCAGAATTTCTCCTACCTGTATTTCGACGTGATGAAAAACAAGTTCACCAGCCTGCGCGATTTCGGCCAGGCGGTGCTTGACTCCCTTACGCGCGCCACCGCCGATTATCTCGGCCAGCTGACCCGCGTGGGTCTGTTCGGCGAAAAGGGCGGCTCGGGCGGGCTGATCAATGCCGCGGTGGACTGGATCGGCGATCTGTTCAAGAGCGCCCAGGGTAACGTGATCCCGTCCGGGCCGGACATCCAGCGCTATGAGAACCAGGTGGTATCCCGCCCCACGGTGTTCGCCTTCGCCAGCGGCGGCCGTGTGGGGCTGATGGGCGAGGACGGCGATGAGGCCATCATGCCGCTGTCTCGTATGGCCTCAGGGAACCTGGGCGTCGAGGTGAAGCTGCCGGATCTGACCGCCATGTTCGCCCGCCTGGCAGCAGCCATCGAGCGTCCCGCCGCACCTGCGCTGCAAGATAGGGCAGATGCTCAGGCAGCCGTGCCGGATCTGACCGCCATGTTCGCCCGCCTGGCAGCAGCCATCGAGCGTCCCGCCGCACCTGCGCTGCAAGATAGGGCAGATGCTCAGGGCGCCGTGCCGGATCTGGTATTCCCCTCAGCGGTTGTGCCCGGTGCTGCTGGCGCCCGGTCCGGTGCCGTGCGGCCTCAGTTGGTGGTGAACGTGACCAACAACCACCCCTCGGCCGGTGTGCGTGCCGAGCCGTCAGCTGACGGCATGGGCCTCAACGTAATCGTCGAGCAGATCGAGGGGGCCATCGCCGGCCGCCTCCAGCGCGACGCCGGCCTGGCCCGGGTATTGGACGGCCGCTATCGGAGGGCCCGCTGATGCCTGCCTCCTGGCCCGCTACCCTGCCGGCGCCTGCCGACGATTTCAAGGGAGAGTACACAAGCGGTCTTGTGGACCCGGATGAGCGGATATCTCCGGAGCGTTCACGGCGCCTGCCGGATGCCACGCGGGATGTCTCCTGGGTTTTCACCGCCACCCAAATGGCGGCGTTCAAAACATTCTTTGACACCACCACCAACGGCGGCGCCGAGTGGTTTTCGGCCACCTGGCTCGCTACCGTGCATCCTGGCGCCCTGTTCGCCCGCTTCTCCGGCGATCCCCCCTACGAGAGCCGGCCCCGCGGCTTGCATTGGCTGGTGACCGCGCCCCTGGAGGTGATCCGATGACGCTGGACGCCTGGCCGTCAACCGTGCCCGCCCCTCAGCGCGAGGACATGCGCCGCGTGCCGGTCGGTGCCGTATCGCGCCGCCGGTGCCAGAGCGGCCGCGTGGAGGCAAGGAGGTTCGGGGGCGCGCCGCCGGACATGGTCGAGGCGCCGATCCTGCTCACCGTGGCCGAGTATGCAGACCTGGTCGAGTTCTACGAGGACGACCTGGAGATGGGCACCGAGTGGTTCACGGCGGACTGGATCGAGGATCTCGGTTACACCGCCAGCCACGCCGGCCGCTTCATCGGATATCCGCGAGTGGACGGCCAGACCGGCGTCCGCCGGGCGAGTTGCGCCTTCCACATCGAGCACCAGGATTATATCGGGGCATGGGATTGATTGTCGGGAATGGAATCCCGACCTACGAGGACATGAATGGACCTGACCGACGCCATAAAGGAAGCATACGACGTCGCACCGCCGGATGTGACGTATTACGACACGCTGCAGATCGACCATGCCGATTTTGTGACACCGATCCTGGTCGTAAACGGATACCGGTCGATCACCCGTTATATCGACGATGAGGACCCGCCCACCGAGGGCACCTTTTTGCCGGTTCTGTTCGGTTTCCGGCTTCCGGAGACCGCCGGCGCGGTGCGCGGGGAGATGCTGATCACGATCCAGGGCGTGCCCCGATCGGTGCGGGCCGCCATCCGCAACGCGGCCTCGACGAGGACGCCGGTGACGGTCACATACCGCCAGTATCTCGACGATACGATGGCGGCCGACGCCGAATATCCCGTGCCGCTGACCATATCGCGGGTCAACGAGACGCATATCGGCATCGAGGCCACCGCCCTGGCGCCGGACCTCACCGGGGCGTATTTCCCCCGCAAATTGATGACCACCAAGGTGTTGCCGGGGTTGCGGACGTGACGGGGCACTGGAGCGAGAAATACCTTGGCCTGCCCTGGCGCGCGGATCGGGACTGTTACCACCTGTTCCGCACGATCCAAGCGGCCGAGTTCGGCCGGCGGGTGCCGGGGGCCGATATCGATCATGATCGGTTGACGGCGAGTGCCGCCAGGACGATGGCGGGCGATATCCAGCGGCGCTTCGGGTGGTCGCCGACGAGCGCTCCTGCCGACGGCGACGCGGTATTTATGTCCCAGCGTCGCCGGCCGCATCATATCGGCACGGTGGCGATGATCGGACGTCTACATGTCGTGCATTCGTTGGAGGGGGTCGGGGTGGTCATTTCAGACCTGACGACACTGGGACTCAACGGTTGGCGCATCGCGGGATATTATACCCATGATAGTTAATCACGTCTGGAATCCGTTGACTCTGGCCGAGGACCGCAAGGTTGTGCTCGGCGACGAGGCGCTCACGCCGGCACAGATCATCGAGCGCTG